CAACTTGCTGCATACACTTATATGTTTGAACAAGCGCAACCTAAGGCCAATGTAGCGTATGGTCTTATTATGCGTTTTGGTAAAGATGATGGCAAATTTCATCAGCACATCATAAAGAGAGAGAAATTAGAAACCGGGATTGAAATATTTAAGGCGCTTGTAAAAATCTCGCAACTCAAGTCTCAGCTGTGATTCGGCCATCACAGATTTTCACTGAGATAAACTCAGTTGGGAATCGTGCGCGTTGTCCTAAATGCAACGATGGTAAGACTAATTATAACGTACAAATAGAAGATGACCATGCATATTGTCATAAATGCACTAATACATGGTGGTTTGATGATAGCAAGCCATATACTAATGGTGAGATAGAACCGCCTAAAGTGAGTGATGGTCATTTCTTTAGAAAAGAAGTTAAATGCACAGATGCCGTTAAGAAAAGTGGCTTTATAAAAGATAGAGAAAACTTTTTAACGCATTGGAAGAAGGTCAAGAAGGATTTGGCGTTGCCCTGGAACCTAGAATCCAGGCGTGATAAGTATGGTATTGGTGTGCGCAATAATAATAATGAGATACAACTTGTATTTCGTATTGCAGATAATCATATCAAAAGACACAAAGGCGAGCAGTTTGGTGATGCAGAGTGCAAGATTTACCCTAGTATCGCAGATATTAAACCTGACAGCACGCTACTTATCTGTGAAGGTGAAAAGGATGTCGTTAGTGCCTCGTGTTATGGATTCCCGGCCATAACATTTACCAGTGGTGCTAACGGCATTCCTAAAGATATTAGTGTATTAGAAGCGTTCGATAGTATTGTTATTTGCTATGACAATGACGAGAGTGGGCGTAAAGGCGCTAAGAAGCTTGCAAATAAATTATATCGCCAAAATATTAAGCTGAAAATATTAGAGCTACCTGACGGGATGGACCTTACAGACTATTTTAGTGATGGCAATGATGCCATTAAGCTTAATATGCTCATACATAGCACAAAGCTATTTGGCGAAGATCCTACTGACCTTGGTGGCGATCCTGTGTATGGGGTGCTTGATTTTATTAGTACATTCAAAGATGAGGTCAAATATGTATGTGATGAGATATTACTTGAGGATGGTAGAACGAGCGTAGCGGGTGGTACGAATGTAGGTAAGTCACTCTTTGCATTGCAATTTGCATTGTGCGTGTCGATGGGCGTACCTTTCATGCATTTTAATGTGCCAAGGCCTAGGCGTGTGCTTTTAGTTCAATTTGAGATGATGGATGCTATGATGACGCAACGTATTACATCTATGATGAATGCACTACTTGATAAGTATCCTGATCGCAAGCATGTGATGGCTGAGAACTTGGATATTATTAGTGCCGATCAAAAGCAACTTTTTGAAGACTCATATAAAAGCATTGAAGGTAACTTGCGCGCTACAAAAAAGCCATATGAGGTACTTATTATTGATAATCTTTACACAAGTACGAATGTAGATACGGTCAAGAACGATCAGTTACGTAATCTCATTGAGACAATTCAGACCATAAAAGAGCGATATAAACTATCGGTATTAGTGGTAGCGCACCATAAGAAGATGGCCGAGAAGCAAATACCACTTGATTCATCGATGGTGTTTGGTGGCTCGTTCTATTCGTTTTGGCTTGATAATCTTATCCAACTTGCTAGTACGTTCAATGAGAAGTTAAAGGTAATGAAGATAACGAAGACCAGGACAAATAGTGAGTTTCATAACTTGCCACTTGGTATCAAGCTTGTAGATGGTGAGGACAGCTTACACTATGAATACTTGCAGCCATTACCAAAAGGTGAGGTGTTCTGGTACAAGGAACGCGAGAAAAGTAGTGAGGACTTGGTGCTTGAGAACATTGATTCGATGGGTGACAATTTTACATACGATGATATGGCAAAGAGCCTTAAACTAACACTTAATATCACTAGTAGCGCAAGTGTTAGCGCATGGCTAAAGAAGCTGTTGAAACAGCAACGAATCATTAAAATTGAGCGTGGATTGTATGCGAAAAACTATACAGATATTGAAGCAATGTTAGATTAACCGACACGCGAGAGAACTAAAGAAACTAAAGTAATGTGAACACTTACTTTACTTACTTTACTTACTTTAGTCTTTTTTAGTGTCGGTGTGAACACTTTTATGGAAAAAATGGACTTTATACATAAATGTCCTTTATCACAAAATGAGGACAAACTTTGCATGTTTGCCGAGCCTGCTCAAGATACCATATTTTGCAAGGCTGTGATCACTTGGTGGCACGATTTGGACATCGCTTTGCATGATCGCTGTTTTGACAGACTTTTAGGTCGCGATAAACTTTTGTGGCGAAATCGTCAGCTTCATAATTGGAAAAAAGGTCCAGGCACAAAACCAAAAGACAAAAACTTTGCAAAGCAACAACGCCAAAATTTTAAACGAAAAATATAAGAGGTTCAAAATTTTTAAAGCGAAAATATAAGCGAGGACCGATCAGAGTTGTAATTTTAGCATAATTTAGGACAAAAAAAAACCACGCTTGCGCGTGGCTTTTTCTTTTTGGTTTTGGTTGGTTTTTAGATTTTGTCTAACCTCTCTTTTTTATTTGCTTTATATCTTCATAAAAATCAAAAAGCGCTAGAATGATTTTTATTAAAATCATACTTGAGCCAATCAAAATCCAGGTAAAGAATATAAAAGCGATTATGTATAAGATTAACATGCTTTTTCAATTGCGCTAATTGGTACTTGCTCAATTTTATATGAGCCTTCATCAACTAACTTTAATGATTGGTCATTGATTGTATAGTGCCTTGCTCTACATTCATCATAACGCAAATCAACTGTTTTTTCAATTGCTTTGTTTTTTGGATGATATATTCTATCAATAACAAAAATGACATCTACCAATAGCGGCAAGCCATTATTTTTACTTGATGTCAACGCGCTATCTTTAAATGTTACCTCATCGCCAACCTTAAATTGATTAGCTTGTAAGATATTGTCGATTGCATATTTGACATTTTGCAAACTATCAATTGAGTTGTTAACCTCAATTTTTAGTTCTTCAAGTTGTTTTTCATTTTCCATTTTATTTCCTTTTCTTTAATGGTTAAGACTTCGCCCAAGTTGAGCGAAGTTTCGCGTAATCAACGCTCGTCAGTTAACCTACTCCATTCCATAATGTTGGCATTTACTACAATGACCATCGCCCAATAATTCCTCATTACAACATAATGACTTATTATTTTCTAGTCTTGCTTTGTTTCCTCGCCTTTTAAAATATGCTTTTTCTTTTCTTGTAAATCCATAACCTTTGTATCTAATTGGCATTATTTTTTACTCCCATGTTGATAATCATAAATCATTTTGAATAAAAGTTCGCGCGCATCGTCAATGCTTTTTTGTGAATATTGCGCTAAACCTCTGTCATATTCATTCAACTTGGCTTGTTCCTGAAAACCAATATCAAACAATGATAATAGTACATCTATTTTATTCATTTTATATACCTCTCTTTTTGATTCATTAATAAAGTGTTTTTGTATTGGTTGCGTTCCTTGCTTACTTTGTTAAGTTTAAACAAAAGAAAACAGATCAAAACCGATAGTGCCGCGCTCATCATTTACCCACCTCATAAAGTTTCTTCAACTCAACATCACCAAAGACATCAATAAACAATGGTATCCAATGCGCATCATAAAAACTATATCCACACCCACGAAAACCTAACATCCAACTAAAATTGTTGAATGGCTCAATGACTACAAATCCAAGTTCTTGTATTTGCTCTATATTATCTTTGATTAACCAATCAAATGTATCTATTTCAAAAAGCCAATTCCATATTGGGTAGTTACTATCTACATCCCAACACTCTTCGCAATCATCTTGCCTAACCTTGTGATTATCACATGGCGCATATTCGATATGCTCAACTAATCCCATCATTGAATCATTAGGCAATGCATTGTCTTCAACTACATTTAAATGAATTTTATTAAAGTTCATTCTAATGAGTTTGTTAGTTACATGCTCCATCTCATTTAGTTTTGGATGGTCATATTTTATATATGTTCTTTTCATTTGTTTTCCTCTCTTTTTTGTTTGACTAAGACGCCCAATTGCTTGGGCGTTTCGAGTATTCAACTCTTATCAATTAGCCTAGTGTGGGTAAGATTGGCTCATCTTCATCATTGCAAAATAGCGCGCCTCCATTGTTGCCTTCATCGTCCATAGATGGAAAAATGATATTTCCATCATCTAAGTGAATCAATAATGGGCGTGAATACCAATCCAATTCTTTCATA